TGATGACCAGTAAAAAAATATAAGTTCCGAGTCCTACGAACTCGTCGCCACCCCCTATTCGTAAGTTGAAACAATCTTCTTACGAATATAATAATGAACGCCCAGGTGAAGAAATTACTGAGGGGTAAGAAGGCCTGTGACCCAGCGTCCCACCTCTGGTTGAAAAAGAAAAATGGAACCATGACCAAGGGTGCTGTGAAGCTTGGTGAGGGTCAGTATGGTAAGGTGTATCGTGGATGTATTGACGATGGATGTGAAAAGTATATCGCTTACAAAGAAATCAGAACACCATCATTGACTGAAAAGACGAACAATCTGCCACTCGCGGGATTTAAAAGAGCTCTCGATGAAATAAACCCACAAATGGAATTTACCATCGCGAAAAAGTTGGAAGGTTTTGGGGTTCCTAAGATGTACCTCTACAAGACGTGTGACAATAAGGACATTCTTTATACCGAATACGTGAAGGGTAAAGAGTTGAGGGAATGGATGGTGACGCAACCCACTCTACCCGCTATAAAATCCGTGATGGCTCAGGTACTCTACAATCTCTACCGTATCCAGAAGAAGTATCCAGGATTCCGTCATCATGATCTTCATGGTGGAAATATCCTCGTTCGACCAGTCCCCGTGAAAGATATGAAAATCATGGGGTCTACGATTTCGAATGCGGGTTTTGAAGCTGTCATAATTGATTTTGGATTTGCTGTATTCCCTCGGATTAAGAATCCTCTCATCAATGCGAATAATTACAAGAATATTGGCATCTCGAGAAAGTCTGACAAACATTATGATTTACACTTCTTCCTGAATTCCATCCATAACTTGGTTCTTCAACCACGGACGCGCACAGAGCGAGTGGTAAAGACATTCATCGAAAACCTTTTACCCCCAAATTATCTTGTGAGTAGATCGAATGTTGTCAAGAACATGAGATTGAGGGGTAACAAGACTGTAAATTTGAACTTCAAAGAGGTTCTATCGAAACCTTTCTTTACGGGTGAGAAGACTGTGGTTTCCGTACCCACGACCAAACCCAAATCTGTCATTAAAATTCGGGCTCCTAAGCCAAAAACACCAGTAAACAAAGAGGCTGCTAAAGCGAGGGCTGTTGCTATCCTAAAGATGGGCAAAGCGAAACCCAAGAAACGCCCTGGTATCGTTAGAGCACGACCTTGAAGACTCGCTTCGTACCCTCGTCAACTTGGGAGAGTACCTTAAACTTTGGAGTTTTGACGAGTTTGTCACCATTCTTAGTGACGAATGATTTCATCCGTTCAACTTCACCACGGGGCATTTTCCTGGTGTATTTGAGCGTGACATTCTTGTTTCCAACAGTGAATACAGTTGAGGACATTTTAATATTTACTTACAATAAAATGCTTGCTTTCATCATTCTCGGATTGATCGCTATTATCGTACTTCTTCAGACCACAAAGAAATCTTCCACTGGTGGGGGTAAGAAGTGGACTGTTTTCGGGACCATGGGTTGTGGTTGGACTCGAAAGCAGTTGGACTATATGAAGAAGAATGGAAAGCCTCACACCTTTGTGGATTGTGACAAGGGTAACTGTGGTGATATGGATGCTTTCCCAACTCTACAGGGTCCCAATGGTGAAGAACTTGTTGGGTACAGTGAGATCTAAAATTAGATGCCACGTACAATCTGGAGAGAGAGGGCGAGAATGAAAGCGTCCAACATGGTGTTGATGGGCTTGAGCACAGAGATGTGCTTCACGAGAGAGCGGTTCCACACGACACGGAGAAGGAAGGTGCTGATGAGAATAGACAGCACGAACACGAGAAACTCCATGAGCGCGTCAGAGCGAGTCTTGGCCTTGGTTACTTCTTGAATCATTTATTAGATGTGGATATTTTTTTCTACAACCATTACAAATGAAGGATCTTCCTCTGAGTGGTTCCGAAAGTAAGTTCACCAATCGGAGATGGGGTTCCCAGAAAGGTATTGGGAATAACAACTGTTATGCCTATGCCGTGGGTGACTATGAAGCCTATAGGTGGCAAAAGTCTATCCCTGGTGATCGGTCTGGACTCTCAAATGGGAATCATTCGTATACACACTGTACAGGTCTACCAAAGCGTGTTGTCTCGGATAATCCCAAAATAGTCTACAAAACTGGGGCCAATGAGAAGTGTAAAAAGGGGTACTATAAAGTTATGATGTTCGTCTCTCCTGGGCGTCCATCGAACTATATCCGTCAAGGGGATTTTCACTTCTACAAACAACATGGAGTTGTTGAATACAAAATCAAACCTGGAGATACAGTAGCATCTACAGCCAAGTTTTTCAAGGTTCCGGAATCTCGGGTAAAGAGAGCTGGTCCATTTAGGGTTGGCAAGCGTATCATATTCAAAGCGAATGTGTTCAGTCACAAGCGTGGGTGGGCGACAGGTCCACTTCTGACTGATGCAAAAGGTAACGCCATCAAGGATCCTCGTAAGGCTTCTAGGAACTATCCTGGGTTGAACTATGAAACCTATTGTAGTTCATTCTGTGTCAAGAACCGAGGGATCAAAGTCGGTAAGACTCACCCCAAGGTCCGCAATAATACTGTCTAGGTCGGGTTGGTTTTCGACATCAAAGGTAATGTCGAAAAGATCTAGTACGTCGAATATCGAATCTTCGTTCAAGGACACAGAGTTTGCCGTCGCTGTGTAATTGTTTTGAATCGTGACGACAATTTTAAACTGTGAAGCGTCAAAAACCTTTCTACAGGTGGGGCATGTATTTTTACCCTGTTCTTTCCATTTCTCTAGACAGTGGGAATGAAACATGTGTCCACAACGAATCGGAGGATTTGTCCTCGTCGTTTTGACTTCATTGAGACATATGGCACATGTCGACATTCTAGAGTATGGGTTTAAAGTTTTTTTCGTGATTTTGCTCACCTAATAGATATCAGGGATCTTGAGAAGGGGTTTGTCACAGTTGTTACAGTTCGCCTTACCCTGTTCTTCCTGTACCTTGGAGAGAAGACTGGGACCCTGGGTTTGAAGCAACTTACGGTACGAGTAGTTGTCCTCGAAAGTGATGTTGTTTTGCTTCATCACATAGTTGTTGAAAAGCTGGGCAGAAGAGTTTATGGTGAAACACCTACCGTCGGCCATACCAAGTCGCTGAGACATTTTGTTAATATTACATCAGAAATTAATTTGTCTATTGGTGATCGTCTGCATCCAAGATTGAAAACCCTTCTCTCTGAGTTTTTCAATCATTGGATCACACTTGTATCCTAAAAAGATGTCAAAGACATCAGTCTCTTCAGTTCTCGACACTCGAATGTCTGGTTTCTCATTTATGTGCTGGTTGATGATGTTATAGGCAAAAGCAATCTCCTTCAGGGTCTCAGCTCCTGTGATGATAATCTTACCTGTGCTGAAGATACTACAAGTAATCTCCTTCATATCCTGTGCGGGTTTGAACTTGATCTTGACTGCCGAATATCGATCGGGTTCGAAGGAAACTTTAAAGATGTCTTGGTACTCCTCAAACCAGTCAGCCACTTTCATAAGGTTGATGTTATAGTTGAGGCTGAAGTTGGAGTTGATCATCACCACACGGAAAGCGTCGGTTGATACATTGATATCGATCCCCAAAAACATCTTGAAGATGTAAATGAGTTGTGTGATGATACGCTTACAGTCAAAGAGATCGCAACACCCTGCGACTTGAATACTTCCATTCGGAAACACTTTGACCGATTTGGTACTGTAACTGTCATGATAGGTGAGTGTTACCTGATTATAGAAGGTTGTAGGCTTCAATTTCCATTCGAATCCATCTGTGTTAGTCCCACTACGCTTGAGACGATACGACCCAACTCGTTCGAATGTTTCGCGAAGTCTTTTAATATCAATCGTCTGAATAAAGCTTGACACCATTGTGATTGTGGTAATTTTGACCCACGAAGGGCGGGTCTCATCAGGTAAGTTTTTTCGCATCTCATCTAGTGTGAGGAGATATGAAAAACTATTATTTGCGATAGTCGAATACATTTTTGGACATACTTTTCAGAATACGGATGGTTCACTTAGGTGTTTAAAGAAATTATTCGTTCTTTAAATACATGTCTTCATTTTTGAAATCTGCTAAAGCAGTTCATGACGTTGAGTCTGATCTGGCTTACATAGAAATCTATTATGACAAGTACACAAAGACTAAGGGATACAAAGCATTCACAGACTACATCAACGCAGAACCCCTTGGGGACTGGACACAAATTCAGAGTGAACAGAGGGACATTCGTTATGACAAGTTTCTCGAAACGATGGTGACAAACACTCTCGAAGTTCAGCAGCGTCTCGCGGAGCTTGCACTCGAAAATGTACTCATCTACGATCAGGATGATCGCACATATGTACGCCTTGCACATACCGTTAAAATTCTTGATCCAACATTCCAACCACCCCGTGTAAATATGGAGAGTGCTTGGCAAATGGAGTTTATTAAGAAGTTTTGCAAGAAAACGCTACCTGAGGTTATTCAGGAGTGTACGAACACTTCACGTCTCACACATTTCTTCAATATCTTATGTGTATTACAGCTAGCATGACCAAAAGTACGACCAAAAAGAGCCCAATGTAAGACATTTTAGACTTATTGGAAATGCCAACCTTGAGACGTTTCTTCTCTTTGCAAGTGAAGCCTGTGTCGATGTTGCGTTGAGGATGAACCCCCTTTAAAATAATACAAGGTTCAGTCTCATCCTTGCAAGCGTTGGTCTCACAAAATACACTCTTCCTATCGGCTGGAAGTCCAGTCCCCTTGTTTACTTCCTGAAAATCACTAAAATCACCCGTCTGTCGAACGCCACCTGGAAGGGAGAAATCGTGTTGGACAAATGGATTGACATCATCGATGGCATACTCATCGTCGAGCATATGTTCACTCATCGTTGTTACTACTACTTCAGATTATATTTTTTCTCTCGCATCTTGTACCGATGTTCTTCCCACATCTTATCTAGATCAACGTTTAGCATATGGGCTAGTTGAAAGAGGTAACTGAATACGTCACCCATTTCCATCATCACATCTGTACCCCTCTCTTTCTTGAGGTTCATTTTTTTGAACGTCTTCTTATACTGTCGGATGGCAGATGCTAACTCACCGAACTCTTCAGTCAGGAGAAGCCATACTGTATCTACCGCAGCCCGATCCCATCCCTTGGATTTGCATACCTTTTCCGTTTCATGTTTATAGTAGTTCAAACTCATTACTTATATTAGGATGGATTCCAATCTTTAATTGATTCCGATTTTATCATTGAAGTCAATCTTTTTGCCGACAGTACTGGTGTTGATGGGTTGGTCTAGCAGTGTACGAGTCGTGTCAATATCATTCGCATACGCGATGTATTGGGATACACCCGTTTGGATTTGAGACAATGATGTCTCGATGACTTTGGTGTTCATGTATTTCACTTGCTCGTTGATCTTGGTGTAGTGATCACCAGCATTGTTGATGAAGACCACACGCATGATCGCGTACATGTCATCTGGGTTCTGGTAATCTATGGCGATACCACTCTTGTTCTTAAAAGTCTGACGAACCCCACGCTGAATAAGATTCTTGTTGAAATCCGAAAAAAACAAAGTGTTCAGTGGAGTTTCACACTGCTGGAGAGAATCAAGGTGGAGGTTATCACACATTTAATATATCCTCGGAAAAAAATTGTGTGTAAATAGTAAATGTTGAACATCGCCGACTTCGATGAGGCGTATGCCAACAAGCCGTCTAATGTTGAGGAAATTCCATGCAAACCCCCAGCCTGCTTCGTGGGTTCCTACCCCCCAGTGGCCAAGGCTGGTGAACAAGGTCCATTCTTCGTGAACACCTACCTTCTCCAACCTAACCGCAAGTTCGAAACTTTCGGAACTGTTCCTGTGAGGAGCAAAGATCTTGAGTGCAAGAAGTAAGTTAAAAATAAAATTAGAACCTTAGATATATGAGGGTCATTAAACGCTCAGGTCGTATTGAGGATATGAAATTTGATAATGTCACCAATAGGATCAAGAACTTAACGTATGGACTCTCTGAAAAATGTGATTCTACCAAGGTTGCGCAACAGGTATTCTCCTCACTGTATGACAATATCACAACACAGGAAATTGATACACTCTCTGCTGAGATTTGTATTGGTATGATCACCTCCGACCCCGATTATGAAACCCTCGCGACTCGTATTGTAGCCAGTAACATCCATAAAGTGTGTCCCAACAACTTCCATCTCGCGATGCGAAAGCTTCATAAGGCTGGTGTCGTCACTGATCAGATTGTCGAAGTCGCTCAGCAGGTGAAGAGTGTTATCGATACTGATAGAGACTTTGAGTTTGGATACTTTGGTCTCAAGACACTCGAAAAGAGTTATCTCCAGAGGGTTGATGGTAAACTGGTTGAAACTCCCCAGTACATGTTCATGCGTGTCGCCATTGGAATTCACGGCAATGATATCAATTCGGTTATCGAGACATATGACATGATGTCCAGAGGCCTCTTCATCCACGCCACACCAACCCTATTCAACTCGGGTACACCCCGACCCCAAATGTCGAGTTGCTTCCTGATCGCCAACAAGGGTGATTCCATTGATGGCATCTACGGAACCCTCACAGAATGTGCTCAAATCAGTAAATGGGCAGGTGGTATTGGGATGCACATCCACGACATTCGTGCCAATAAGTCTCGTATTCGGGGTACAAATGGTCAATCCGATGGTATTATCCCAATGCTTCGCGTCTTCAACGCTACAGCGCGCTATGTGAACCAGGCTGGGCGTCGTAAGGGCTCGATCGCCGTCTACATCGAACCCTGGCACGCTGATATTATGGATTTCCTCGAACTTCGTCTCAACCAAGGTGATGAAGAAGCTCGTTGTCGTGATCTCTTCTCAGCTCTTTGGATCCCAGACCTCTTCATGAAGAGGGTTGAAGAAGGTGGGAACTGGTCTCTCTTCTGCCCCGACAAAGCCCCAGGTCTCTCTGATGTCTATGGGAAGGATTTTGAAGAACTGTACCTAAAGTATGAAGAAGATGGTCGAGCTAACTCAACCATTCCCGCATCAGAGCTGTGGAAATCTATTCTCAAGTCTCAATCTGAGACTGGTACACCATACATGCTCTACAAGGATGCCTGTAACTCAAAGTCGAACCAGAAGAACCTGGGTGTCATCAAGAGTTCCAATTTGTGTACGGAAATCATCGAGTACACCGACAAGGATGAGACAAGTGTGTGCAACCTAGCTT